ATAAAGTATTCTACATCAATCTTATCAATTGGATAATCATACATCTTTGAATAAAACTGTTTATATAACAAAAGTTGTGATGTTTTATTCTTATCTGCTTTCATCCACTTATTCCAACCCATCGTGGAAGTCTTTATATCTATAATTTTTATTTTTTGAGTTATTTTATTTTTAATAACTAAATCTATAAATCCTCTAAACATAATTCCATCTTTTAGTGGAAAATTTAGTTCAGTTTCTATTCCTAATAGTTCATAACCCTTTTTAGAAAAATAATCACCTCTACGTTTTTTAAGAAAATCTAAAATTGCACATCCATCTTTCCAAAATTCTGTTAATTCTTCGGGAGTGGTAAAATGTTCTGCCCCCTCCAATTCCATTTTCTCGTGGTAAAGTGTCTTCATTCGAGAAAGTAGTAAATCTTCCAAATCTAATTCATTTGCTAACTTAGCTGTCTTATTATAAATACAATGTATCCAAGTTTGCATAGTTTCATGCATCGCTGTACCGAATAAAGTATGAATACTATCTGTAAAGCTGGATAATCTATCAATGTAATTTAATTTCCATCTATACGGACATTGTGCCCACATAGAATATTGAGAATAACTTATATTAACTTGTTTAGTTTCTACTTGCCCCATTTGCCATTCTTTACGATTGTTGCCATAATTCCATAGTTGGATACATCAAGATAAGCATCTTCCATCGGTTCACCATTTACTGCGGCTTTCTTACCACTCATCAATAAAGTTTTTAATCTTTGAATCTTATCATTCATTCTAAACCATAGACCCGTAAGTGATAAATGTATCTCATCCTTTGTTTGTAATTGTGTTCCAACACTTATGTTACCTGGACCGTAATCGTGTTGTTTGTGACAGAACAATACATATTGTTCTTGTTGTAATCTTTTAAATTCTTTGGTCATCTCTGGCCATTCTTGTTCCATCAGTGTCACAATGTCGCCNTGGTCACCTGTTAAATAAGAATTTACTTCTTTTTTTGTACTTGCTTCTTTAATAACTTTCATTTTGTGTTTTTTCTCCATATCATCTAATATATTATTTGGAACTATCATATCATATTCCCATTTGTTTTAACTCTTTATCGGTATACCCGTATTTAGATACCAATTCTCTAATTTGTTTTTTTGATAATAGTTTTAAATAGTCTTCCGATTCGGATTGACTACATTCGAAATATTCAGAAATTTTCTGAACAACTTGTGTATTATAAATAGGGTCTTTTTTCTTCTTAATATATTTTAAATACTGCTTACCCTTCGGTAATATACTGGAATATACAACATAAAGCTGACGTGGGTCAAGCTTTAATTTCTGTATTTCATTAACAAAATCAGTCCACTCCATTTTCATAGAGAGAAAACGATTAATCATATAATTAGACCATTGTTTCTTCTCTGTTTCTGTTAAAGTGATCCAATAATCTTTTGTTTTATTTATTGTTATATGATTAAGATGATCAAATAGACCTTTAGGTTTCAAGTCCACTACCTTCTAATAACTTTTTCGGAACTGTACCACAATTACCACAACTATAAACTTGAATTGGAACTAATCCTTCTTGTCCAGATGGTGATAAAATTGCAGAAACTCGTTTAATCACATATGAGGTAATAAACAAATAATTATCACATTCCTCACATTGTAAAGTATCTGCCTTAGATAAATCTACAGTTTGTTTAGGTTTAGATAAAGGTTTCATAGGTTTTGTACTCATTTTAGTTCACCATCTTTATATTCTCTTCCAGACATAATATTATCAGTTCGTACAATCAAATATTGAACAATCTCATTAAATAAACCGAGTGCCTTATTTTTGTCTTCACAATCTGGAAATAAATCAAAAAATTGTTCCTCTAAATTTGTGATATGTTCATCCCTTGTGTTTGGTATATCACCTATATGTTTCCACATACTTTTCTCCTATTATTTCGATTCTGATATTGAAGCTTTACGATAATCTGTTACCAGTTTTTTTATCTCTCCAATATGTTTTCTTGCTCTACCACCAGCTGCTTTGTTACCTTTTTCAGCATGTACTGCGTGATTTAGATCAAATTCTTCAAAGTGTTCTTTGATTTTTGCGTGTAGTTCTTTAACTGTTGCCATTTTGTTTCTCCTGTTGTTTTGTTTAAATGATTTCGTCCACTAAACCGTATTTCAAACACGTTTCAGCATCCCACATTAAATCATGTTTTAATATTTCATTTAATTTTTTGACTGGAACTTTTGTATATTTCTTATATACATTTTTAATTGTGTCCATCATCAAATCTAAATTTTGTTTTGCATCTTGAAACTCTGAATATTTTCCCCAAAAGTTTGAAGATAATTGATGTATTAACATATATGAATGTCTTGAAATATATCTTTTACTACCCACTACTGAAAGAAATGTTGCTGCACTTGCAGCAAATCCATCAACATATGTATAAACTGGGACTTTACATCTCAGTATTGTATCCATTGATGCTATTCCTGAAATAAGGGAACCGCCTCCCGAATTTATATGTAGATGAATAGGATATGGTTCTACATCCAAGTTATTTGCCATTGTAAAACTTCTTACTTGTAATTCACCAATCTTTTTATTTAGTTCTGCTGCACTTTCTCTATTCACTCCTGCATAATAATAAATCTTGTTCTCATGTACTGCTATATGTTTTTCTGTAATTTCTTTATTATTAACTGCTTTCTTAACGGGAGAGTTTTTCTCTCCCCAATACTTTTCTTCCATTATGTAATTACTCCTAATATTTCTATTAACATTGCCATTGCATTTATCTCTTTATCTACTACATGGGTATCGGATGATTCATATCGTGCGATAATCAAAATACATTCTGCTATATGACCCGTCCCATAAGTATCTACTTCATCGTATAACAATCTGAAAAAATCTGCAAAATCTGTAACTTTTGCATCTGCCAGTATTTGTCTTATTTCTGTAAATATTTCCTTTCGTGTTTTACTTTTAGTCTGTATTACTTTTAATAATTTTAATTTATAATCACTCAATATAATTTCTTGAGCATCTAATTTAAGTTCATTCTTTACAACTTGTCGTTGTGATGTATTTATAACTTTTCTAATATCTGGATATCCACCATTAATAATAGTTGCTATATCATCTACTTTAAAAATTACATTCTCATTTTTTAATATATTTGATAAATGAACTGCCACTTCTTTCTTTGATGGTGGAATAATCTGAAATGATTGACACCGAGATTGTATCGGGTCTATAATTCTCTCGACATAATTACAAGTTAGAATAAACCTACAATGTTTCGAGAATGTTTCCATCAGATTTCTTAATGCTGCCTGTGCGTTAGGTGTAATGTAATCACACTCATCTAAGATAATAACTTTCATATCCTTAAATCCCATCGTGGATGCGAAGGTCTTCACTTTAGTTCTAACNGTATCTACATTATTNTCATCACTAGCATTAATATAAAGATAATCACACTCTATATTCTTTACAAGTAGTTTTGCGAGAGTGGTCTTACCTGTGCCGGCTCTTCCGTACAGTAAAAGATGTGGCAAGTCTCCACTCTCTAAATAAATGGATACCTTACTTTTGAGATGTTCGTTCCCTATGTAAGTTTCCATTGTTGAAGGCCGATAGCGTTCTACCCATAACCCGTGATCTTCTTTTATAATCATATTTTTTTCCATGTCCAAATTGGTTCAGCAAATAATCCTTCTTTTACTGGTAAGATATATTCTGGTTTTCTATTAGTTTCTTCTGTTACTTTAGCAGTTCCAGCTCCTATTGAATTAGGTCTTTTTGCCATTTCATAACCAACACAACCCTTATATTCACTATCTTTAAATGTATCTAAAAAGTCGTTCATAGGATCACAAATAGGTAGCCAACCCTTTGCCTTCCTACCTTTACTAGATGCATTTACATCACTTATATTCACTAATAAATATCCACCAGTTTTAATACTTCTCCATAAATTATTCAACGTTTTCTGTAAAAACTCCGTATTCCAATCATCTATATCTTTATATCTAACCCAACTTTGTGTATCATCATAACTATAACGCTCTACATTAAAATATGGTGGTGAAGTGAATACCAAATCAAAATAATTATCATATTGTGAAAAATCAAACTCCTCAGCGGGAGAACAATGAAATTCAGACTTTCTCTCTTGTTCGAAAAATCCTAAATGTTTGTTGTAAAACTTTGATTGTTCTTCATATATTGAATGGTTCTCTTTACG